TCTGGTACTGAAGAAGAAAAATTCATCTTCATGGTAGCAGATGAAGGATTAGTTGAAATGCTTAACAGGCTCATTTATTTCGGTGATACCACGGCCGCTACCATTGCAAATGGTGGTAATCTTAAAAATGGTATTGATATATCGTTCTTTAACTGTTTAGACGGAGAATGGAAACAAGTATTTGCTGTTGCTAATCCAACTGGTGCAGCAAAAAAATACTATGTAGAAATTCCTGAAAATGCGTTAGCAACCTACGATGACCAATTTAATTTAGATGCTGAACGTACATTAAAAACAATGCGTGCAATGTACAACAAAGCTGATAAAAGATTAATTCATAGTGGCGAAGCATACTACGAAATGACATCATCTATGCATGCTAATTGGGCGGACTTTTTGGAAACAAAAAGTTTAGGCATGTGCTGCTCCGCGGAAGAGAAAAAAGGTACTGGTCTATTCTCATATAGAAACATTCCTATCATCGTAAATGACTACTGGGACCGCGCTATCGTTTCATATTTTGACAATGGCATTAAATGGGACAAGCCACATCGTGTGATTTTAACCACACCAGCGAACGTTCCAATAGGTACACCAGACAAAGAAAGTTTAAATACTTTGAAAAGTTTCTTTGTAGACAAAGAAAGTAAGCACTACGTTGATGCAATAGCAAAATTCGATGTAAAAGTATTGGAAAGCTATATGTTAATGGCTGCTTATTAATCAATTAATTATCTTTTAAAAATAACTATACAATGACACCATTTAGAAGAGGATTGTTTTATTATCCAATACCAGATACAACGGCATTAACTTGTTTAAAAGGCATGGACGGCGATATTATAGCTGATTGTTTAGATTTATCATTCGCAGGTTTAGAAGCAATCGTACGTGTAATCAATAGAAATGATATTGACTATGCAGCTACAACTTTTAATGCTAAAAAATCGGTCTGTACGAACTTGGTATTAAAAGCTGGCAAAGTAGCTTATTCTATTGTTGGATTTAAAAAGTCTAACGACGTTGAATCTAAATTAGTAAAAAAAGATGCTGTAAATGATGCGTTTGAACATGCGCTAAAAGGCGTTGCCTTTAATCGCAAAAAAGAAACATTGGAACAAATAAACAATTTCTGTTCTGGCAATAGAATAGTTGTTGTTGTTGAATATAAACACAAAGGTTCTACTAATGAAGAAGCATTTATGATATATGGAATCGCAGCAGGAATGGAATTGGTAGAAGCTAGCCATTCAGCTAATGGAAACAACGGAACAATATCATTACGCTTCGCTTCTGTTAAAGATGAAGAAGAACCACGCATGCCATGTTTGTTTTTGAAAACTGATTATGCAACTACTAAAACAGCGTTTGACGCATTATAACAATGTATACCAGCGAAGATTTAAAAAATTTACTAAATGAGCCATTTGAAGTTTTGTCCGAAGACATTAATAAACTCCAAAGGCTCGTTCAGTATTACCAACAAATCTATGGCGTTGATTCGTGTGTAGGTTGTGGTGGTAAAAATAAGTATCAGCAATTTTATTTAACCTTAAAAGATGAAGGAGTAACTATTATGGAAACCAAAGAAAACACATCATTTTTATTTAATAAAGGTGTAACACTTGTACCAATGGAATTTGGCAGCAATCGCTTTGTAACACCTACTAACTTAACTGATGAACTGGCCATTGAGTTCCTGGCTAAAAATAAAAACAGAATTTCTTTATTTGAAAAATACCCTGAAGATTGGGAAACACAAATAGCAGAATTTGAAGAAAAGCAAGCAGAAGCTGCTGCAACTGAAACAGAGATTTTAAACCCTGATCAGAATTTGACTATCGAACAAATACGTGAGCAGTTATCTACTATATCAGAAAAGATAGAAGAGTTACCAGAAGATGAATTGAACAATACAGAAGTGGGAAAAGATTTAACAGCTACCAAAATACACTTGACAGAAGAATTAAAGCGCCTGGAGGCTGCTACTGGTGACACTAAAACAAACAAAAAAAGTGTATCCAAAAATAAATAATGAAATCAGCACTTGTAGAGTTAAAGGAACGCAACACTATTCGTGTTGAAAAAAGGTATGAAATACATACCAACGGGCATGATAATGCCTATCCTACTCGAATGGAAAGATTAATTAACGCCTCCACTACTGCAAAATCCTGCGCAAAAGCAATGGCTAAGTTCATTATTGGCGCAGGATTTTCTTTTGCATTCCCAGAAGAAACTTATATCGGAAAAAATCAAGATGGTGCAATGACACCAGCCGATGTTTTAAAAGATATTGCGTATTCAATAGTTTACCATAATGCATTCGCTTTACACTTCAACTATAATCTACTTGGTCAGATAACATCTGTCACTCCGATGCCTTACAAGTATTGCCGTTATGGATTAGCGGACAGCTCTGGTTATAAAGGAAAAATAGTTGTATATGACAATTGGGACTATTCAAAATCTAAAGTTTTTCGAAAAGATGAATTTGAAGTATTCGACATTTTCAATCCAACAAAAGAAGTAGTATTATATCAAATAGAATCTGCAGGTGGTATTCAAGAATATAACGGTCAAGTTTTAATTGTTAAACTTGAAAACTCTACTTATCCGTTATCACTAATAGATCCTGCACAAGATGACGCTGACACAGAGTATAAACTATCACTTTACAAAAACAGAACAGCGAGTAAGGGTTTTGTAGGTAAAAAAATTGTCACTACTGAAGAATTTGAAGATGAAGAGGATAGAAAATTATTCCAAAAGGACTTAAAGAATATACAAGGCTTTGATAGTCCAGGTGATATTATCCATTTGGAAACAAAATTTTCTGGTGATGATAAGAAAAAACAAATCGAAGTCGCTCAATTAGACAGCGACATTAAAACTGATTTGTTTAACAACTGGGAAAGTCCAGTATCAAATAATATACGCCGTTGCTTTAACTCTATTCCGCCTGTATTAATTGATTTTGTTGAAGGAAAATTAGGTAATACTTCTGGTGAAAGTTTTAAAATGGCACAGGCATTTTATAACTCTCAAACGGCTGAAGAAAGATCGGTTATTTCAAGAGTTTTTAAGAAAATATTTGCACACTATTTTTTGCCAATTAATACAAATAATGATTGGAATATTAAACAATTAAATCTTATTGCAGATGGCACGACTACTAATCAATAAGAACGATTTTAAAGAGTACAAACAGATTTCCAAAGGGAAAGATGTTGAACTAATAGAACAGTACATTCAGGAAGCACAGGACTTGGATTTAAAAGAAATTGTGTGCCGGGAATTTTATTACGATATACTTAAAAACTTTCAGTTGCCGGCTTATCAAAAGTTGATCCACGGTGAAACCTACACAGATGCTGAAGGCAATGAAATTGAGTATAAAGGTATAAAAGCTGTACTTGTTTACTTTGCCTATGCTAGATATATATTACGTAGTCATATTACCGATACCCCTTTCGGTATGGTGCAAAAAACAAACGAATTTTCTCAGCCTATAAGTAGTGCAGAAAAAAGAGAAGTACGCGACAGAAGCAGGATTGATGCCATGGACTATTGGCAAGAATGTAAAATATACCTGGACCAACACGTACAGTTATTCCCGAAATGGAAAGAATGTGAAGATTGTGGTTGTAAAGGTTCAACTAAGTCAAGAAAACTAAAGATTAGTGTTATATGAAAGCAGTAGTAGAAACGGTTTTAAATAGCCCAGTACCTCAAATAACATTGAAGCCAGAAACACCAGCAGATGAAGCTGTGCTTGATGCTATTCTCAATCGCAATGGTGTTCCTGCTGCTCCAGACTGCGGTTATGCGATTGTAAGTTTTGAACGCAATGGTACATCGTTTCAGAAGCTAACTTTTGGTTTGGCAAATTGCACAGCAATTATAGAACCTCCACAAAATTGCACACAACTATATGTCGAGTGTGGTTACTGGGAAATTAATTATTCAATATAAAAATTATCATAAAATGGGTTTATTAAATTTATTCAAGAGAATCGACAAAGGCAGTTACACAGACCCTACTAAAGTTCTTTCAAGTGCTGAGGTTGACAGTAATTGGCAAAAGATAATGGATTTGTTTCCAACTCCAGCAAGTGGAAATACTGATGTAGGGAAAGTTCCTGCATTAAAAGCAGATAAAACAGGTTTTGAATTTGTGCAATTAACCACAGGTAGTGGTGGCAATGGCGGTGGTGGCGGAGGTACTACATCGCACAACCTAACCATTATAGGCAATGGAACTAACAGTTATCAAAATAACAATCTAATTGGAGCAACTTATGTATTTGGCTCTATTGATTCACAGATAATAATGCCAAGTACTGTAGTATTAGATAACAGTACAGGCACATTAACATTTACAAACGATGTACAAACAGACGCAATTATTCAAATAATATTTAATAAATAAAACATGAGAAAGAAAAGCATTTTAGTTATTATTTTGTTAGCTATAATAAACTTTACAGTTAACGCACAAAGAGTAAACAGATTTCGTGACAGCACACATTTTTACAATGCGGTCAGAATAGATAGTAGTCTATACATTAATACACAAACTGGAAATTTAATCAACGATACATTTGTTGTCGTTCAAAATCCAACAAATGGAAAGTTGTCAAAGATTGGTAAAAGTAATTTTGGTGGTGCTGGTGTACGCAATGTTGACACTATTTATAATTATAATGATACCATCTATTATACTATCAACGGTACAGGTTATAAGATACCACAGAATAGCGTACTATATACAGACAGTACTACAGTTAATTATTATACAGTTCTATCAACTACCAATACGCCCATTGGTTCACCAGTTCTTGGCGCTACCTATTTAGTAGGCTCAGCGCCTACTGGTGTTTGGTCCACACATGCAAAAGATGTTGCAATATGGAATGGAAGCAGCTGGACATATTATGATGGCGTACAAGGAGATTACTTATACAATACTACAAATGCTTTAACCTATCAATATCGATCTAGTAATTGGGTGCAGACAACTGGTATTCCAATTCTAAATAATGGAAATACAATTAGTTCAGGCTTAACGATAGGCACTAATAATGCACGCTCATTAAATTTTGAAACTAACAATATAAATCGTGGAAGATTTGATAGTATTGGAAGATTTCACGTATATAATCTTCCAACAGCTGGCTCAGCTGATACATTTGTCAATGTGTCCAACACATCAGGCCAGCTTAGCAAAGTCGGGAAAAGTACGTTTCTGAATGGCATTGGCGGTGGTGGCGGTCAGATTGCGTTCACTAAAACGAAAGCAGAGATTGACACACTTATAGCAGGTGGCGACCTTGTGGCAGGTGCGTTGTATGAGATTACAGGTGTACATCCTACATTATATAATGACGGCACTACGTCAGGAACTACGGT